GTTTAGAAGAAAGTAGCATTAACAATAATACAATTAACAATAATAGTGCGAGTATGAGTAGTTTAGAAGAAAGTAGCATTAACAATAATACAATTAACAATAATAGTGCGAGTATGAGTAGTTCAAATAGTTTTGAAGAAAATAGCAGTGATAGTGCAAGCAGTGATAGTGCAAGCAGTGATAGTACAAGCAGTGATAGTATAAGTAGCGATATTGCAAGCAGTGATATTGTAAGTAGTGATAGTGCAAGTAGTTTTGAAAAAAGTAGCAGTAGTGATGTAAGTAGTTTTGAAAAAAGTAGCAGTAGTGATGTAAGTAGTTTTGAAAAAAGTAGCAGTAGTGATGTAAGTAGTTTTGAAAAAAGTAGTAGTGGTGATGTAAGTAGTTTTGAAAAAAATGATAATGATAATAATGATAATGTTGTGCGCGATCTTTTAATTGTTCTCGTTACCATGACAGGAACTGGCGGCGTTGGTTTCGCTGCAAAATCCGCTGTTGGATATTACAAAACGTGGCGCGAAATGAAACCAGCGTATCCTAATGTTGAAATGGCATGACACACTAACAAATTATAGCAAATGTTTGCGCTGATGATATTTATTTTTTTACAAAAAATGAATATATCTTTTCGTCATATAGTTGGAATTTTCACCAACTGCAACAATGGTAAAAAATCTTATATTTCTCGCAAAGACTATTAATATCAATGTTGAAATGCAACCCAGACAAGTACTTATTATTATGGTAATTGCAGACGATGGGCATATTTACATTAACGCAATAGATCATTTATTTCCCGGGGCGCATGCAATTACAGTAAGAATGAGAAAAATAATGTATGCTTCATTGTGTAGTAATAAAAATCCTGTGAAAATGCGCGAAAATAATGCACGGACATCTGTGAATATTTGTGTGTTTCGTGGCAAAATGGATGAATTAAGGTTTGATATGCCTTGTATTAAATGTTGCGACAATAAATCTCGCATTTGGCTGGAATGTTTTGTAAAAATAATATTATATTCTCTTCTTAATACGCGCAAAATTATGTTAAATCCCGATATCGCACTTTCTCCACAAACACAACGCGTCTTTCGCAACGCACTTGAGATGATGAATAAAAAAATATGTTGATTGTTTAATATTTTATACCGCATTGCGCGAAAAACTTTCGCGTTGGAATACCTTGTTTTTTTCCAAATATCATGCAAATCCATGTTAATAAATCCAAGTCGTCATGATTTAGCGCGGCCATGAAAATAATTGAGATTTCTTCCGAATTAAGCTGCGGCTCATAATGACGATACACCCATCGGGCAACTTCCGAATAGTCGCATTCGCACGCGCTAATGAATATTGTTTTTGCGATATTTGGTTCAATGTTGATATGCATTTCGTTCATTCGTCCCAGAACACCGATATTTGTAATGTTCGTTATTGCCGGATTCCAAATGTGATTAATATAGGTTTCAATATCGCGATTTGTTAGTGCAAATATTGTGCAATACCAATCAAATACTGCAATATTGCTCAACATATGAGGATGGGCACATAATACGCGACACCTATCATCGTGAGAACCTTTCGCGATAAGATTGTTCGCAGGTCGTACTATTTCTACCATTGGTAAATTTTGATATTCGCATGCGAAAACGAGCGTGCTCATTCGTTCTCGATTGCGGATTATAATATCTTATATAAATAAATTCATTTTTTCACAGTCATCATCGCAATATTTTGTTATTATAACTGACATAATAACTTGCAGCGCGGCGCGAATGTTTGCAAACATTCGCCAAAATGATCGCGTGTTACGATGAAATATTCCATATTATGCCATGATGAACATATTTGTCCTAACGTGAATGATAGTAGATGATCGACAGCATCATGTCCAATAGAATTTGAAATGAACAAACAACAATTTTCATATTGTGTTTGATGTCGCGATGGTATTGGGCGTGTTGTATTTTTTGCGACAAAATATATAAATAATTTCTTCCGATCTGCAAATATTGTTTCATCTGTTATATGGCAATTATCGCCATCGATTAAATAAACTTGATCATATTCTTCATCAAATATGGATGTTATATGAACATATTTTTGACATAATTTTTGTGCGATGGTTGTCGTACGGTGAGGTTGCATATGCACGAATTTCTCGCAAATATTTCGCGCAACTTCTTTTTCTGCATTGATTTTAGTTGTACCAGTTGCGCGAAATATTCCGCCCTGAAACGCGAGAATACTTTCAAATAACGGTATTTCTGTTACTGCGTTGATACGTTTAGTATCATACACTGGAGCAGAAATATGCATTTTATGACAGTATTCCTGAAGCACGTTTTTTGGAGAAGCCATTGTAATGTGCATATATATAATATCTTCAATTTCAAAAAAAATGCCACGGTTAAATAGATTAGAACGAGTATGCAAGATATATTTTATGATACGAGTTGTTGTCCTCTAATATAATACTTCTTTCCACAACTCGCAACAATCGCCGGAGCAATTGTCGCTGTTGCAACATCCCAATCGCTACGATGCAAATCACCGCGCTTATTCCAGGTAAAACGATGATTGGTTCCATAATGTGCCGGTAGTACGCGATGTGTTCGCGCATCGCGATCTTTGCGGTGTAATTTTCCATGTTTGCGCCATTCAATAGATTGTGATGATATCATCGCGGGTAGTGTCAAATGTGTTACAACATCACGATCAATGCGATGAATTACTTGACAATAGTACCAAATTAATGTTATATTGCGTTCGCTTGAAAATGTTGATATTGTCACCGGAGTTGTTCCATATTGACAATTATCTTTGCGTAATGACGATGTTAATATATATGCCGGAAGTCCGCCAGTCCGATGAAATCCACCCGGTTTGACCATCCAAGTTTTTTGACCTTTGATATTTTTCGGGGATGAAAGAAACGACCACGCGATTTCAAGAAATATTTTGCGATAGTTATGCGACCATGTAAATAACGCGTGTGGAAATATTGTACGAATGAGTTGAGGATTTTGAAGTTGCTGAAAAGATGATCGTGATAGTGAAGCAAGCAATATGAATTCGCGAAATGGCGCAAATAAGTAAATACCGAGTTCATCCATTTTTATATATCATGTATTGCAAATTCAAAAAATATCATCATAAAAACATAATCACGCGTCTGCAGACTTGCAGACGCGTGATTACATATCGCGCAAAATCAAAGTGGCGCGAGGCCAAGTATCTGGAATGGGCGCGACAATGTTGAAATGTTGCGCATATGGAACCAAAATTAGAGGTATCGGCGAGATGTTGCGCCGAATAATATGTAGTTTTGTTCTCTTTGGAGCAGGTGGTGGAGATCCGCGAATTGGACGAATGTCCAACGGTGGAGTGCGTGGTTCCTGCACCAGCGATTCGCTCATCGTTTCATATGGCATGTTATGTGCCGAAGATGTTTTAAGCGTTCAAATTCAATTTTTATATATTATGTAAAATTAGTCTTGCATATGCCATCTTTCTGCTGCGATATTAATAAGTGTATCAACACATCGCGGATGATAGTCTTCGGGACGTTGAGGATACGCGGGTTGCATATCCTCAATATTCATATATGCATCATATTTGCGCCTTATTGCATGACATTGAAGTATTAGATCCATATTTGCACGCACATTTGTATCACGAAACATTTCATGCATACCAATATTAGCACCTGCGATCGCGCCAACAATACACGCGTTTGTATCGGTATCTCCGCCAAATGAAATAACACGTTGCATGGTTTCAAGGAAAGTGTGATGCGCATTACGGGACCATTCAATATAATCACGACAACAAAACATCGCACATTCACTATATCCTTTAATGTCGCGACTTCCTACTTGTTCAAGTCTAATACTTGTTATTGGCGATATAACATTATTAATTGATCCGCCCGGCGCAACAAGTACTTTAAGTATATTAACATACTCGCGTAATCTTTTGCAACAAGCTTCATTATAATTGCCAGTTAATCTTGCGCTTTCATAATACATATCTTCATCTGCTAATAATACAAGCGGTGATGCTCGCATTAGAAATCCATTTGATTCCGCGTGTGCATTTTCATCATAAAAGCGGTCAATCCGCGCATTTAATCCTCGCAATGTCGCAATGTTGAATAAATATTTGCGCGTATTTTTACCTGCGAATGAACAATGCGTTTTGCCCCAATCTAAGTATTCTTTTGCAAAATTTTGATTAAGAATCGCGCGAAGTGTTGCAATTGTCATTTCGGTATCATCTGTTGCATGGCCTGCTGGAGTTATGGTTGTGAAATTTGAATGCATTGAGCGATATAACCACGATTTCGCGATAAGTGGGTTTGGTAACTCAAGTGGTGGTTTTTTACGCGTATGTTCATAAGCAGAACCGAGAACATCACCCAAAATAGCCCCCCATACCATTCCGCGAAACTTATTAACAGAAATATTTTGATTCATTGCGTATTTTATAGTTTATGGTTATAATCTTTAATTCATTTTTAACGGGTTGTTTTGAATATCAAGTAGAATGCGAAAACGCAAATGTAAGTTTTCTTCTCAACCGTTTCATAAATTATCACCAGCGAAATATGAAAAAATGAAAATAGATATATATAATATTGAAAATGAAACGCGTAATTAAGGAAAGGTGGTATGCGTCCGAATCACAATTATTACCACGCGAACATGACGCACAAAAAATGAAAATTAATACATGCTATTGCCCGCACGTTGATCCGCGAATGTTATTTCACCCAGTGCATACATTTCAAAACGCGTTAGTACCAATAGTGACATTAACGCAAATAAATGATAGTGATAGCAATAGTGAAAAACATGATAAAATAATTGAAGCAGCGAACAAATGCGCTGATACGCACGATGAATTTGATCGCCCTTGCAAACGACGCCGTCGCGGTGCTACACGACCAATTTTCAATAGCCATATCGAATGTCCTAATTGCCATATGCATATAACTAAAGTATTATACGCGTGCACGTGTTGGATATGCGGGCGAACATTTGGAACAGCATTTGTCGGGCCGAACCCGTGTTGTCCTCTGTGTCAGTATCGCGCAAGTAAGTGATTTTTTTACGTGTAAAAAAAATTGAATTTGTAGTTTTTAATTAGAATTGTACGCCCGCAAGCAAACCAATTAACCGACATCAACTGCAACAACAGCAACAACCATTATCAAAACAAAATGGCGACGAGTGCAATTAAGAAAGTTGGAGAAGTCGCGGCGGTGGTGGTAGAAAAGAACACAAACCCCTTGGCACCCGCCAAGGTTGAAAAAAAGACGTGTGATGGCATGAAGAAGGCAAAGAAAACGAAGGACGTGAGCGCGTCCTCCGATCACCCGCGCTTCGAGGATCTGCCCTCTCTCCTTGCAGAAGGAGAAAGATGGTCTGATTCAGTGTGTGATGAAAGCGAAAAGGCGTCAAGCGTCGCGGAACCGCCGCGACGCTTAACAAAATACGAAGAGTGGTCGAATGACATCTTTGTCGAGGCAGAAACGCTCGACAAAGATCTCACACTCAAGTTGATTGAGTACGTTAACGACGTCACTCGCGCGTTCGGGACGCACGAAAGCCTACGGATATCAGGTTTCCTGAATTCGCTTCGTGCATTGCCTTTGACGCCAACAATGCAGATTAACATCTTGAGTGTTCTGTTAGTTCAGATCAACAGATCGAACGAAAAGATGTTCAAGTACGGTGATCATCCGCCGCTCACATGCAATCCGCCGCAATTCATTTTCAAAATGAAGGAGGCGTACTGCAAGCCGCCAGCGCCGGCACCCGCTCCGGCGCCTGCGCCATTGACCACGGAACAGGAGATGCAAGCTTTACGTGAGCAAGTTGCGCAGTTATCATCATTGATACGCTACGCAGTGCCACAACACTTGCAGCCGCCATGGCAGCAGCAGCAGTCGCAGCCACAGTCGCGCGCTCCGCCACTGTTGCATCAGCAGCAATGGCCGACGCCAGCGCCGCAGCGGATGGCACCACGCACGAAAAAATAAGAATTTGTTCGCCCTCATGAGAACAAGTTCGCAAGGCGAAGAACGATTCTTCGCCGCACAAAAATCACATACGCGTGTAAAATAGTATGTAAATATTTTTTTGTGCATAATTTTCGATATACTAAAACATCCCGCGATTTATATAACGAATATACGATAATAAATGTCGCGCCTTAGGCGTATTCATTGCGAAAAAATATTTACTGTGCCTAGTGATGTTATAAATATGGTTATTACTCCGGTGCCGCAAATACAGTTTGATGTATCACGCGACCATACAATACAAATTATATCCGCGCAACTCCCATCAACAATACCTAATATTTATAATGATGGTTTGATTAATACTGGTCTGTGCGCGATTAGTAATGACGGTGGTGTAACTTGGTTAAATATGCAATTGAGCGACGGTGTATATACGCTAACATCAATTGCAAATGCGATAAATGCGGCAATTCCCGCCGGCTGGTATATCAATCCTGTGGAACCGGCGCTTATTTTACAAATGAATCCAACACTCAACAAATGTTATATTATCATTGATTCCACAAAAATGGTAGGCGGTGCGCAATTCGCGATTGATTTCGCCGTCGGTGGTTCAGAACTTGCGATTCTTCTCGGATTTACTCCTGTATCTTCTTTTATTGCTGATGGTACATATACTGCGGATGCGTACCCTCACATAAGTTATCAAGGCACGTCAATTAATATGTTTCTTGCCGGGTTTGGTAAATTGAGTTCTTTTGATGCACTTAGTGCCGAATATCTTTGTTCAATAAATACTGATCCTTCACAGGGTGTAATTTCGTATTGTTTTCCGGGTGTAACAAACGCTATTCCTTTTGAAATACCGTGTATTGTTGGACCGACTGTTAGTGAAGTAAAAATAGACTGTTACGGGCGAAATAATAGACCATTGCACATCATGAGTGGAACAGTGGTTTTAGATTTTATCATTATTGAGCATTAAAATGCAAAATTATACTATGTTTGCGGCGAGTATAAACTAATATTTTTTTGCATTTTATTCAAAAAAAAAGAAATATTCCGTGAATGCGGCTTTACACTCATCACAATCAATAATTATCCTTTCAATAATTTATGCTATTTATAATGTCGTGTGAAAGGATAGATCCGCATTTACTGTATACTATATTCACGCTCTACACAACTCGCGCAACTCAGTACGTCTCGTCCGCGAGAGACCGCGACGGTACGTCACCGGAAAGAGACCACGCGGGCGCGTCATCGCTATGAACGCTGGTAAGATACGCGCTGTACATCTCACCCGGCGGAACCTCTTTGCCATCAATTCTGACGGTTCCCAAATCACGTAGCCATGCGCTAAAACTTGCGTCCTGTGTATAATCAATGCTCGTGATTAGATCCGTGTACGGTACTTCTTTGTCCGTCATTGCGTTCGCAGCGTTTTCCTATGTATATTTACAAATATCAAATTCAAAAGTTAATATTTTATCTAAAACGCTGTTTTAGATACGTCATATCATTGCGTAATTTTAGGTAAGTTTCTGGCGTAATATTGCGCAATCTTATAGAAATAGCATTAAGGCGCAATATTATAGCTTTATAAGAATATAGTCCAACAGCACGCGCTAATTTGATATGGCGAGCTCTTTCTGCGAGATGAACACTATATCCTACTTCTGTTAAATAATTTCCACTTGTGGTTGGAATTATAACACGTTTTTTAGGCATTTGCGAAATTTAGATATATCTAAATTCACGATATTTTCACGATATCATAAATTATGATAATTCCGCATGCGCGAAGTGTGTTAATAATATCAATATCGCGTTGTGTTGGCGTGGTTTCATTTGTAATAAGTATTGCGGCTTCATTTAGCATTAGCGGGCGTTCAAAGCCAGTATCTGTTTGAATATTTTTATAATAGCGAGCAACGAGCGGCGATGGTTCAATATCTACTACATAATTTGCGAGATCGTGAGCAACTTCTGAATTAAGAGCGCAACCAAACAAATATTCACAACATGCATATGTTATTTTAATACGCGTATCATTATTTGCGCACAATTCGCGTTTTATTTGTTGTTTTATCCTAACACGCAATGCTTCAACTTGATGACGCAACTGTGTGCATAATAGAACACAATCGCGAGAATTCTCGCAATTTGCATCAAGAAGTTGCATAACTAATTCACCATTTTTATCATATTGTTTCCATTCAAGCGGATATTTAAGTAACAACGCGGGATACATTTGAGCGAATGAAATAATAGTATCGCGCTGATGGCATGTGATAATAAGAATAAAATTAATGACATCATCAAGATCAAACATTTATTGTATATATCGTATATATCGTATATATCGTATATATCGTATATATCGTATATATCGTATATATCGTATATATCGTATATATCGCATATATTATGATACAATCTATTTATTGTTGTTATATAAATATTTTAGTATAGTGAATACAAATATACTTGATATTCACACGGATTATTTTTATGTAATATCATGCAAAAGATATAAACATCGATAAATTATGGCAAATATAGTCGCGTGTTTGATTGGCTTAATCGTAGGTTTAATAATATGTATATTCGCGCGATTTGAACAAATTTTTGAATACAATAATACAAAAATAACAGCAGGTGGGCGCGCGCGATCGATGCAATCAACTAAACGCGATTTACGAACGATAATTATTGTGGGGAATGAACATTTAGATAAGCGAGAATTTGACGCAATACTTTTTGGCGGTGTTCCATTTAATGCAAAACATATCAAATTGCGAGATTCGCGCGATTTCGCAAAATATGCGATAAGTCCGATTGCACGCGAGCCTCTTATTGATTACATTTACATGTATTATGATAATGATAATAAAGAAATCAAACAATATTACAATATTGCATGCGGGCTTAAAACGATGCTTGATATAGATTCGCATAGATGCATAACAGACAAGCAAAGTTTAGCAAATAATATTCGCGACTTCGCGCCTGAACTTATTAAAGACGAGGCGTTTCCGCGCCATTATACGCTTATAGACGCGCGAGAACAATTAGAAAAAAAGAACGCAAAATGCGCATTTATAATTAAACCATCGGGACGTAGTTTTTATGGTGGGCGGGGTATTTATGTTATCGCGAATATTCGCGATTTAAATGAAGCAATGGACAAACTGCGCAAAATGAATACACCGCAATATGGAATTTCTGATTATATTTGGGACGTTATGACGTTTCATGACCCCGTTGATGATAAACGTAAAAAATTTCATTTGCGCGGTTATTTACTTGTATTTCCACATTCGCGCGTTCGTGAAAAATTAACAAAACTCGGAACTCTTTCACCAAATCCGCCACCGGATTATTGCGAATGGGATATGTGGAATGTATGCAAAATTTTAACAGCGCGTGCGGAATATATTCCAACAATAACTAATACTGATGTTACAGATACGCACGCGTCATCTACATCAGAAAATTACTTTTTCCCAGATGAATCACACCGAATTAGTAATATTCCGCAATTTGCAGAACTCGTGCATAAGCAAACGACAAAAATCGCACAAACAATATTATCATTTGCGTGGTCAAATTTACGTATTTATTCTGAATCGATCGCGGCATATGAGGTATTCGGTTTAGATTTCTTAATTGCGCGAAATACCGACAATTCGCCGCGTGTAGTTCTTATTGAAATTAACGATCGCGTTGGAATGAGTGGATGCGGATCAAATCATCCAGAAATTCGCGATTTAACAATATCATCAGATCAACGATATGTTGATTTTTCATCGCGGTATTTTAAATGGATATTCGCGCGTACTGTTATTCCTTTCTTTGGTGGGCGCGTTGATGAAAAAATACAAATGAATATACTGGATGTTGATAAGCGCGAAAATCTATACTATCCGATTCATTAATTATCGTAAATTTATTCAAAGAAATGAAAAATTTCGCAGCAATTTCTCAATACAATTACACTAAAACATCATACACCGTTGGTGTTTTTTTGATTTCATCAATTATCATTTTATGTAATATTCTCTCAAAAGAAGTAAGAGTGTGAATATCATTTGATAATTCGCGTTCATCCATTGGATTGAAGAATTTGCATTGTCCATAATATTGTGAATATGGATCAAAACGCGAATCAAGTAAATTATTTGAAATAATCACATTATGACATATCAAGTATGTGATATTTTCTGTATGAATCCATGAATACGGAACATCATTTTGCCCGCGTTTTGTGATAAACTTGATTACGCCAATACTATTAAGGCAAAAACGCGTAATTGTGTTGGCTATAGTAAAATGTGTAATACCATATGATGAATATGCCGCATTATACTCAAGTTTTTGGCCATTAACACACACTTCATTATCTGCGTGCACCGCTACAAGAAACTCATGACCAACTGATGTATGATTTTCATAGTCCTCGCCAGTCCATACAGTAAATGTATGAGCTACGTCGCCGCGAATTTCAAAGCATGGTTTATCGGAATATTTTCCATTACACAATGGAAAAGCGACCAGTCTTGTCGCTTCAATGCATAAAGGTTGCACTGCATTCGCAAATGGCGATTCAATATGTAAAAGAAAAGGCCTTCCGCCGTTGAAATGTGTTTTATAGATGAACATGATCGCAATTTAGATATAATATGTTTTTTCAATTCAATTTTTCTTAATCACTCTCGCGAGAGTGATTAAAAAATTAGTTATCACCACTTATTATTTATAAATATGGTTCAACTGTATAAAGTCCCATCTCGGGATCATCGGGCCACTGTTTGGTCCATTGTGCTCTCGGCTTCAGCGATGTGAAGATTTTTGGAGCTGGAGATCGCGTGTTAAATCCGACACATTTTGAGCGATTCGCGTCGCATTTCGCTTTCATCCACGCTACTCGGGATTTGCCATCTTTAATCGTTGGATATTTCCAACCACCTCCGTCTGAATTCATCATCGGATGGAAATAATAAGCGCGAGGCGCATTTGGATCCGCGGAAGGTGCAACTTCACCTGATTGCGTTGATGAATCGGGAGGCGTTGCCGAGTCGGTGGAGCCTACCGAATCATCATACGATGAACCGTCATCGTATGATGATTCATCTTTGTTATACATTTTAACCGCAACAACAATAATCACGATAATAATAATTACCGCCACAACCGCAAGTGCAATAATTAATGCAGTGTTCATTTGTGAAATCACTTATATATTTCGGTAAATAATTTATCATTTTTTATTAATATGCGGAATATTTAATTTTATGATGTTTTATAAAATTAAATATTTGATGTTCGGATATACAACACCGAAAATAAAATAAACAACACCTTTGATCAACTCACATCAACTCGCGTCAACACGCGTTTAATATTTAAAATTGAATATTTTATTTTTTGATTATTCGCTAATGTCACGTCAAGATGGTTATGATCATACTATTTTCGTATCACATTTTCTACAACATAACTTTCTTCCATATAGCAAGTTAGCGCACGAAGATTATAAAAACTTATCCAGAGCGTACCCACTGCTCATTTCTCATATTAGCAAATTCGCAACAATTGAAGAATGGGTATCATGCGGAGCTAGCGAAATTTTGCAATTTTTGATTTTGAATAAAAAGGTCGATGAATGCGAATTAAGTCGGTATTTAATAATTAGCAGTGCAAACGGATTTTTAGAAAACATAAAGCTTTTTAATGCGTATTATCAACAGATCGTTTATTCCCAAAGATTACAAATAATGCATCATAGTTGCAAAAATGGACATTTACAAATCGCTCAGTGGATACATAACACATTCAAATTACTGAAAACTGATCCAGTAATAAAAATGGCTATTGCTCTCACATTTCGGATTAGTTGCAAACATGGTCATTTGCAAATCGCACAATGGTTATATAAAACATTCAATATAAAAAAGAAAGAAGCATTGGCATATGATAGTTATGCATTTTATTATAGCTGCGAGCAAGGCCATTTGCAAGTTGCGCAATGGTTACACGAAACATTCAATTTAACAAGAAAAGACGCAAGTGCGTGTAATAATTATGCGTTTCATTTTGGTTGCATGAATAATCATTTACAAGTTGTACAATGGATGCATGAAACCTTCAACTTGACAGAAATCGTTGCACGCTCGAGTGAAAATTACACATTTCGTTGTGTTTGTGAGCGTGGTTACCTACAACTCGCGCAATGGCTATATGAAACATTTGATTCAATAAAAAATCTTACAAGAATCTTTAATAATTGTATATTTTATTCTAGTTGTGCAAGGGGCCGTTTACAAGTTGCAGAATGGTTGCGCGAAACACTCAACTTGACGCGAGATGATGCGATAGCGGATAATAATCATGCATTTCGCTCCAGTTGTATCAACGGCCATCTCCAAATCGCGCAATGGCTACATAACATGTATAATTTTACAAAAAATGAAATACGCGGTAACGATAACAATAGAATATTTCGTGATGCATGTGTAAATGGTAATTTACAAGTTGTTCAATGGTTGCATAAAACGTTCAAATTTACAAAAGTTGATGCGTGCGCTAATGATAATGTCGCATTTTGTAATAGTTGTTTGCTCGGGCACTTACAAATTGCGCAATGGCTATACGAAACATTCAATATAACACGAGATGAAATAATAAACGATACTAAGCGTGTATTTTGTTGTAGTTGCGCAAATGGTCATTTACAAGTTGCGCAATGGCTACATGAAGTATTCAATTTGACGCCAGATGAAGTAAGGGCGTATGATAATCATGCATTTCGAAATAGTCGAGTCGAGGGCCATTTACACATTGCCCAATGGTTATATGACACGTTTAACTTAACGCGAGAGGACGCATTAGCTAATAATAATATATTTTACTGCAAACATGAACGCGACTATTTGCGAGTTATACAATGGATGCATAAAATGTTCAACTTGGTAAGAAATGAAGTGGTAGCAAATAATAATTGCATATTTCGCTTTAGTTGCGACAACGATCTGTTTCAACTTGCGCAATGGTTGCACGAAACATTCAAATTAACAAGAGAGGATGTGATAGTAGATAATAATTATATATTTCGTCATTGTTGCGGATTCGGTCGTTTGCAAATCACGCAATGGTTGTGCAAAACATTCAATTTGACCGCGGATGATGCAAGAATGGATGATAATTACGTATTTCGCATCAGTTGTGAACAAGGTCATTTGCAAACCGCGCAATGGTTGTATAAAACATTTAATTTAACGAAAAATGATATGATGATGCGGAATAATCACGCGTTTCATCATAGTTGTATGTGCGGTCACTTGCAAGTCGCGCAATGGATACACAGTGTGTGCAATTTAGCTAAAAATGATGAGGATATTACTAAGACATACCTATATTGTATTGACGCTCAACATTTTAATACAGCATTGTGGTTACGCGAAACTTTTGATTTATCGTAAAATATGTCATGCGCGCGGCATATTTACGAACGGAAATTATACAAAATGTTTCATCATATTGTGCCAGCGCGATCATTTAATATTTAAAAATGAATAATTTATTTTTTGATTATTCGCTAATGTCACAACGGCACAACGATTATGATCATTACATTTTCACGGCACACTTTCTACACCACAATATTCTGACAAATTGCATGCTTGTTCCCGAAGATTATAAAAATTTAGCCGAAGCATGCCCACTACTCATACCTTCTATATGCCAACGTGTATCAACTGAAAAATGGGTATCATGTGGCGCTGATAAAATTTTACAATTTTTGATTTTAAATAAAAAAATT